GTAGCCCATAGGGTGCTGCTGTAGTTGCCATTTAAGACTCCTAAAAAATTAAGTACCTTTTCCGAAAGTGACCGTGGACTTACGTTCTTTAAACATAGGCATCCTCGGATCATTTTCGCGCATGTAAGTATTGTCAACTGATTCCATTTGCGCATCCGCTTGTTGGCGATAATACGCATTACGTTGCTCAGTAAACTCTACAGGTGTTTTGCAAAGCAAGAGACCACCTACCTCGATACTGTCTGGAAACTTAGCCGCAGCAGAGTTAAACAAACGAATCTCGGGATGATCAGAAGCTCTAACGGGTTCCCAACCCTCGGCAAGCTTAGAAGAATAATTGGTTCCATCGTCTTTACCTTGTGTAGCAATACGAATCCACCGATATTTGTAGCCTTCTTCCGCGATTGGATCGGGGAGAAGTTTAGGAGGCATCCATTGTTTTGGACGCTCCCCTACTTCGCGGGTAGATAGATCACGACTAGGACGTGCAGATTTTTCCATAATTATTTCCTCATTTCTTCAGCAACCTTACGGGCGTACAGTTCCAAAGGAACTCCCAACCGCTTGGCGAGATTCACTTGCGTCTGCGTTAGTACGATCTTTTTAGGCGCTGTACTACGGGTAGCCGGTGAAACGACATTGGACTTGGTTCGTTGAGGTTTCGCATCAACGGATTCTCCGGCTCCAACTTGGTCGGGGAATCTTTCACGGATGTCAGTGTCGATACGACGGTAGTATTCGTCACTGCCAACCCTAATACCATTCTCAACAAGTTCTTCATGTAGCCCTAAAGCATATGAAGTCATGCGTTTGTTGCTTCCAAACCACTGATTTTGGTCTTGCCACGCTAGTAGTTTTTCATCAATAGGCGCTGCCTGTTGAGGTTGTGGTGCTATTTGTACAGGAGTTTCTTCCTCTTGTAAAGGGGCGGGCCTAAAATTATTTACTTTATCTGCGCGGATTTTGGCGGTAGTGAGTGCTTCCTGAGCATTCAACAACTTATCAGCATCCCCAGACTCGTAAGCCTCCTTGTAAAGCCGTTTAGCTTCTTCAATTTCGGAGTTAATGACCTTCTTGGCTTGTTCCAAGAGGACAGTCTGTCCTTGATTAACGGAGCCTTTAAGCTTTTTGTTCTCTTCAAACATTGCCTGAGCAAGGCGAAGAGCCTCATCTTTTTCTCGTTGAGCAGATTCTTTGGCCCTGCGTTCCTCGTGATAACCCTTAGTAAAGTGTTTAAACCTATTCTTAACGCTCTCGGAATAGGTGGCTAACTCTTCTTCTGTAGGATCTTGAGGAGCCTCTTTCATTGGGGTTCGGTAACGATCCTCTTCCGGGGTATCGTCTACAACCTCAATTTCAGGAGCGTCTTCTTCGGGGGTTACAACTTTCCCACCCTTACGAAGGTTCTCTTCCTTTTCATCAGGAAACTCAAATTCTGTTTTTTCAATTTCAGCCATGATTTCTCCTTAGTGTGGACGTTGGATACCGCGAGGGTCTTGCACAACAGCTTGAATAGAATCATCATTGATGAGTCTCCATTCCGTTCCGTGAATCTTCATGCGGGTTCCCGTGTTAGGACGTACTAACACAAAGTCTCCAACCTTGCAGGACGGGCCTGAAGGGAATCGGGCTGCGTCTTTAAACGCATCGGGGCCAATCTTTGCCACAAACAGCACGGGGGATAGAAGCTCCTCGTGAAGAATTGCAGTTGCAGATTTAAGGATCCCTGTTTCGCTGTACTCATCTTCTGCTTTAGGAAGCATACAGAGGAGGTGGTAAGTAGCCGGATCGGGCACTTGTTTGGCTTTCTCTTCTGCGGAGGTATTAAGCACCCCGCTCAGATCCACCGCACTGACATCAAATTCAGTCATCGTCATAGTCTTTCGTTTTACGCACAAGGTCAGCAAGTTCATACTGCGCGGTTTGCAGACCTCGGATTGTCCCGCACAGTTCTTTGTAGTGATCGTGGGATTTAGCACCACCACCACTGACAACCTCCATTAACTGCTTGACGTGTTCCTCAAGCTTCTTGTTTAAACTTTCCATCATTTTGTCCATCATTCACCTCCAGTACGTTTTGCGTTTAAAAGCATCTGTAAAAGTTGTTGTTTAGATTGAATGTCTTGCCTTTGTTGGCTATGTTCCAACTGCTGCTGATGTTGTTGTTCAGCCATGCGCATCTCTGCTTGTTTCTTCATGGCATCCATAGCAATTTCTTGCTGCGCTTTTTGTGCAGCAGCGGCGGGGTCTTCCCCTTGTGCGCTTTGCATTTGCGCCATTTTGAGTTGAAGCTCTGCCTGCTTGATAGCCAAGTCGCCTTGAACTTTCTGCGCTTTGGTTTGAGCATCTTGCTGTTTGATCTGCAACTCTGCTTGTTGCATTTGTACAACAGGATCCTGCATTTGCTGTTGGGCGGCTTGTTGTGCTGCTTGGTTCTTGTTGATGTCCAACAATTGTTTTGCAGCCTGTGCAACAAGCTTTGACAACTGAACTTCCACATCCTCGGGCATCTCAGTATCTGGGCTAGGAAGAGTAGCGCCAAGGCGTTGCTCAATCTTGGTTCTGTACTGAAAGGCAATGTGTTCAGCTACGTGGGCCATGATTGAAGCCTGCATCTGTTGAGCCATTGGGTTTTGTCCCATCTGACCCATGACCATCGGATCCTGCATCATTGATGTATGTACAGCAATGTGTGCGTCGTGATCTTGGTAGATGAATGCTTTAGTAGGCTTACCCGTCAAGAACGACATGTTCTCTGAGATTGGATCCCGTGGTGTCATGTCATCGTCAATAGGTACAAGTTTGTCTGCATTCTTCACTCCCAGAACCTCAATCATCTGGCGGTGCAGCAAAGGCAAGTTGTAGATCTGTGGAGCGCCTTGGGCTAACTGGATGACAGCCTGATACTGCATGATCCGTTGAGCCATCGTGGCAGAATTAGGATCTGATACGGGGATGACATCCACCATGTCATAGTCTTCACGCTTGGCTTGGGGTGTACCAAACACAGGCGTGTAGTCGTAATCTTCCGGCATGTAGTCACGGATGATTTCTTTGAGCAGTTTAAACTCTTGTTTCATTGAATAATGAACACGAGCCTGCACCGCAGACATTGTTTTAAGCTGGCGCTCAAGCAATGCTAAGGTTGTACCTACGGGGGAGTTAGCTGACATATCGCTGATGTTCATATCTGCGATTGAGCCGAGTCTTCTGCCTTCGTCTGTGATCTGGTTCAAGAGAGCCAAGAGAACCTGAGAAGGTTCTTTGTATGGCAGAGCCATGATGTTCTCTTTGACAGAACCACTAGGCACATCTACATCACGGAACTCACCCGGCTGAATGGGAGTGTCATCTCCTTTGATCCGTAGTCCCCGAGTCTTCAAACCTCCGGGCAGGTTGCTCAAGGTTCCAGCATCCACGAGTTGACGAATGATAGATGTACCCGCACGGGCATAACCACCGATCAGGTGGATAAGACCAAGACCATAAGCTCCAAAGCCGGGCACGTAGGTGTACTGGACAAAGTGCTGGCGCTTGAGTTTATGTTTGTCGTCTTCATCCCAGTTTCTGCGGATGGAGAGAATCTCGGTTGTACCGCGCTCCAAGGTAATGACGTAAGGAAGAGCAATGCCGTCTTCATCTTCATAACCGGGCAGATCGTAATCTACGTGGATCTCATAGATCTGGTAGCGGTCGTCGTCATTAAGGTTGTAGCCCTGATCCTCAGCTTTCTTTTTCTCCACGTCAGTGTAGAACTGAAGAGGTTCTCCAAGTTCTTTGTCTAAGTAGAAACCCGATACTTGAAGCTTACGGATATCATTTTTTGTCTTGCGCATGATGTGAGTCACACGCTCGGATGTCATGGCGCTTGAAGCTCCGTAAGGAATAATCACATCTTCTGCGGGGATGAAGATAGAAGCTTGACGGCCTAAAGAAGGATCGTAGTAGACCTTTTTAAAAGCTGCGCCAGCCAGACCTAGAGAGTACAGAAGGCGTTCATGCTCTGGTCGATACTCAGGCATCCCTTCCGTCAATCGATAGTTCATGTCATCTTTGACACGCTCCGCCGCCTCTTCTTTAAGTTTATCAATTGCGCCGATGATCTCGGTTTTAACCGGGCCTTGAGCAGGGAACGTCTCAATGATAGTCTCGCTTTGGAACCGTACAGCAGCTTCTGTGAGTACCGTTGAGAAAACACCGCAAGCACCGAGCCACGGTTCAGTACGCTCTTCATACTTCATCCCCAGAACATCTAATCCCTTGACATACATCTCCACCCAGTCTTTTCGGGAGTTAACGTCTGTGTCTACCATTTCAATCAGATCGCTGGCAATCTTTTGGAGTTCACTGTCATCCATGTACTCTGCGAGGTTGTCTGAGAAGTCTTCTTCTTCAGTCTCTGGCATGAGGTCAATCTCCATGCCGTCAATACCAATCTTGACACCTTCAGGGTTGACAATCTCAATCTCCATTGCCGGGGTATCGTCCATCTCCAAAGCGTTTAAACCTAATGGAGCTTGGCTCAGTGATTGTTCAATGCTCATAATATTCCTTAGTAGTACTCTACTTTTCTACGGGTGTAAAAAGGCTCATCTTCTTCATCAGAATCGATGGAGATAAAACCTCCCAAGCGAAACCGCATCAAAGCTTGACTGCTTGAGTCAACAAGGTCATCATGATCTCCATTGGGGAAAGAAGCCAGCTCATCCATGACTTCTTCAGCCCACCGGGTCTCAGGACACCACACCATGCCAGATTCAAACAAAGCAGAGATAGCGTTTACACGCGATATCTTATCGTTTCCTTTGCCCGGCGTATACTCCGCGACCGGAATTCCCATCTTTCTCATCTCGTAGATCAACGGAGCGCCTGCTGCCCGCTTCTCAACGATCAAAGTGTCAGGTTCATATTCCCTGTAGATCTCTAAAGCCTTGCGTTTTAGATCAGGGAACTCCATGCGTTCTTTGAATGCGTCTAAAAGGATGATGTTTGCTTTCAAATCACCATTCTTGTTGGGATGCTGGAAGACACCCCATGTAGTGCACGCAGAATAGTCTGCGCGGTTGTTCTTTTCAAACGCAGTATCCCAAGATTGAATGATGTATTCGCACTCAGGAGGTCGTTTTTCCTCCCAAATCATCCAATGTTCACGCTTAATGATCGCGCCTTCCTCGGATGTGGGGTTTTGTTGGTACTGCGCTTCCCATTTAGCGACTGGAAGTTCGGC